ATCTAAACTCATTTCCGTTCAAAAAACAGATTCGGTATTTGAGAATAGAACCAGAGCAAAGTAGAGGATGTTGCTGGGCAAGAAGTATTGCTCAAAGTATGTGGCAAAACGAGGAATACTATTTACAAATAGATTCTCACACTGAATTTGATTTAGGGTGGGACAGTATCTATACTGCTAAAATGGCAGAACTAAAGCGTTGGCATGATAAACCAATTATAACTGGATATCCGTGGGGATTTGATTATAAGAATGGCGTAATAAAGAAACATATACGACCAAAAAATTCTGCAGTTGACACTATTCAAGTTGTCAGCGAAAACTGTTTTGTAAATGGTTATTATGTCCATGCCAAGGGTGGGGTGTATGATACAACAGAAGAATTTACTCATGGATTTATGTTGAGTGCAGGTTCAATATTTACTCTTGGTAGTTTTGTTGAAGATATTCCTTATGACCCAGTGTTGTTTTTCAATGGCGAGGAACAATCTTTAGCATTGAGAGCATGGACTAAAGGTTATGACATTTTTCACACCTCAAAAATACCACTATACCACTGTTATGATAATTCATACAGAAAACTATATTGGGATAACGATGAAATAAAATTAACAGACTGGACGCAACTAGAAAAAAATTCTATGAAACGATTACAGCAGATTGTTACTGGCGAATATATAGGTAGTTATGGAATTGGTACTGAAAGATCTATTGAAGATTTTGCCAAGTGGTCTGGAATTGATTATAAAAACAAGATATGCGACACAAAGGCATACACTGACATCGAAATGTTTAAATTAGATTACAGACAAAAATATATTTAGGATAATAAATGACAAGTTTTTTTGCACAAATAGTATCAAAACCTGATTGTCCATACTGCACTCTTGCGAAAGAGTTTATGGTAGGAATGGATATTCAGTATACTGAAATGGTAGTCGGCAAAGACTGCCTCTGGGAAGACATTACCGCACAGTTGCCTGACGTGAAGACTGTTCCTCAGATCTGGGTGAACGGTGAGCATGTTGGTGGATACGACGATTTAGTAAAATGGGCAGAAACAGTATGACCTTAATGACAGAACGAGCATATTTTAAACCATTCAACTACCCATGGGCATATGACGCATGGTTGAAGCATGAGCAGTCACATTGGTTGCATACTGAAGTCCCGATGTCAGAAGATGTCAACGACTGGAAGAAGCGACTAAATGATGGTGAAAAGCATTTCCTAACTAACATTTTCCGTTTCTTCACACAGGGTGACATCGATGTTGCTGGTGGTTATGTGAAGAACTATCTTCCATATTTCCCACAACCTGAAGTCCGCATGATGTTGATGGGATTTGCGGCAAGGGAGGCACTACATGTTGCAGCGTATTCTCATCTCATTGAAACACTGGGTATGCCAGAAACGACATACCAAGAATTCCTCGAATACGACTCAATGCGAGCAAAGCACGACTACTTTACAGATTTGTCGAATGCAAATGGAACACCTGAATCGGTCGCGACCAATATCGCTGCATTTAGTGCATTCACTGAGGGTATGCAACTGTTCTCGTCCTTCATCATGCTCCTCAACTTCCCTCGTCACGGAAAGATGAAGGGAATGGGACAGATCGTTACTTGGTCGATTGTTGATGAAACGCAACACGCTGAAGGTATGATTAAACTGTTCCGCTCATATGTTGAAGAAAACCGTGAATTGTGGAATGACGATCTAAAGTCTAAGATATATACTATTGCTGAGAAAATGGTAGATCTTGAAGATAAATTTATTGAACTATCATTCTCGATGGGAGAGATGGAAAACCTAACACAGGATGATGTGAAAAAGTATATCCGTTATATTTGTGACCGTCGACTGATTAGTCTAGGTATGAAGGGCATCTTCAAAGTTAAGAAGAATCCACTACCATGGGTTGAGGAAATGATCAACGCACCAACGCATACCAACTTCTTTGAGAATCGTGCAACTGACTACGCAAAAGGTGCACTCTCAGGTAAATGGGATGACGTTTGGGGAGTTGCCGCATAATGGAAGAGTTAGAGTGTTTTTCATGTGATGCAGTATTCACAGTCGATCATGACTTGGACGATGATTATTACAAGGTGAAACATTGTCCTTTCTGTGGAACAAAAGTCGCTGAAGAAGAAGAAGATTTGACATGGGACGATGCTGATTGGGACGAATAAATAATCTACTTACGGAGTAGATTATGATAGTTAAGAAAAAACGTAAGCCGTTGCCGAAGAAGGTGCATAGAGTATATTGCACTTACTTCGACGACGGCAAATTTTATATTGGGTATTCATGTAAGACAGAGAAACTTTTCGAATCATATTTCGGCAGTTCCTCTTATGTGACTAATTATACTGGCGAGATGCGCAAAGAAGTTGTCGCTGAATATGACAGCAAATCGCATGCCAAGGCAGTCGAACACATGCTGCAATGGGAGCATAGACTCGACGACAGATGCATCAATCAAATGTGGAATGTGCGTCTGAGACTTGATCACTTGAAAGAATTAAAATTACCTGATTGGAGACCTGGATGTTTTTCGCAGTACTCTTAATGCTAACTGCACTTGCGATTACTGGTGTCGCTGGATATTTTTCAATACTTGGGTTAATGGCAATTTTCCCAGCATCCCCGATCGCTGTTGCAGTAATGGGTGGTGTGCTTGAAGTCGCTAAACTCATTACTGCCAGTTGGGTGTATCGCAACTGGAAAAGTGCCAACAAACTGTTGAAGACATACTTCACCATTGCAGTTTGTGTGTTGTCATTTATCACAAGTATGGGCGTATTCGGTTATCTCAGTCGATCGCACATCGAACACACTACTGTTGGTGGTTCAGCAGTATTTAAAATAGAACAACTCGAAAGCAAAAAAACATCTGCAGAAAGGAGACTGAAGAATGCGCAAACATCTCTGGATACTCTGGACAGACTCACTACTGCAGAGGATGTGCTCGATGCTAACTTCATTCGAAACAGACAGAAAAGGGAACGTGCGTCCCTCAATCAAGAAATTGAGAGTGCGACTGCAGACATTGAGACTATTGAGACTGATCTCATACCGCTCAAAACACAAAACCTTAAACTCGAAGCAGAAGTAGGTCCAATAAAATATATCGCAGAACTGTTCTATGGTAGTGGTGATACCGCTACCGTGGATAAAGCAGTGCGTCTGATGATCATCATGCTTATCTTCGTGTTCGACCCGCTGGCAATTTTATTAATTATTGCTGCCAACATGACACTTTTAAGCTTGACAAAGAAGGAAGAATCGGGTATAGTGGACTATGTTGTCGTTGATGAGGTTAAACCAAAGAAAGTTGTTCGAACTGCTAAGAAACCCAAAAAGAAACCTGTTGTTGAGACACCAGACTTCTTTGCTTTCGAGAAACATGAGAACAACCCTGTTTCAACGCATGACATACCAGCGCCAGATCCCCCTAAGAGATCTTGGAGAGATGGTAAAATCGTTATTGATGAAAACAATATAAGGAAAATGTGATGGATATTATGAATCAAGAATGGCGCGACGGTCTGAAAGCAAGACTTGCTCAGAGCGACGCGACGGTAAGTTTTACGAAACTGAATGGTCAAGAACGTGTGATGCGCTGCACTCTACAAGAAGGCGTCATTCCTCCATACAGTGAAAAGGGAACAAAGACAAAACCACCTAGCGGCGAAACTCTCGCAGTCTGGGATCTGGATAAGAATGAGTGGCGAGCATTTCGTTACGACCGTATCACCTCTGTTAAATTTTAGGGCTTGACTTTTCCAGCAAATTATAGTATATTGGATATATTATGAAGAAAGGTGAATCTATGTATAAGTTGAAAGTTCCTGTTGCTGATTCTAAGGCCATGGGTGTAGAACCTATCTGGTCTGACGGTTATGAACCTGCAAACTATCAGTCTGAATATGGTAACGCATTGAACTGGTATAACTTCATCGTTGACCAGAAAGATTGTCGTGCGTTTCTCGTCGACTGGTTCAAGGGTGACGCGACCAAACTCAAAGCATTGTCCCAGTTGTCTGACAAGATGCTTCCTCGAACATATGCTAACAGCGCACGTATTGCTATGCGTGGATTCCCTCTCACCGATGAGCATAAGGCACGCATCTGGGAAAAGGTTGAAGAACGAATCAGTAAGAAAACTGTTCTGATTGATGATGAAGATTCAACTCCTGAACCTGTTGTCAAGGTTGCTAAGAAACCACTGATTGCGATGAATTTCATTGTATCTGATGTTGATGATGAGATTGAAAAACTTATCAATGGTGAAGATACTCGCACCGTCTCGCAGATTCTAATCCCATACCGTCTGACAGATAAGAACTATCTTGACTGCGTAGAAAAGATTGAACCTATCCTTGCAGAATTCGCTGAACTTGTAGAAGTTCGTCGACTGCCTAAGACTCAATTGACTGATTCGCAAGAACAGTTGCTCGAGAGTTATTCACATTTGACAACTATGAAGTCTGTCAAAGATATTGTTAAACTCCTCGAGTCATATGTCAGCGATCTTAAGAAGTCATATGTCAGCAAGCAGGTTGCCAAGGTTCGTAAGAAGAAACCCAAGGATAAGTCCAAGTTGGTTCAGAACCTAAAATTCCTCGTGACTGACACTGCACTTGATGTTACCAGTGTCGAACCCATCAACCTGCTAAACTGCAGTGAAGTGTGGACTTTTGACACTAAGACACGAAAGATCTCTAAATACTTCAGTCCAGTTAGCGGAAGCATCACTGTTAAGGGTGCAAGTCTTGTAGGATTTGATGAGAACTTTTCCAACTCACGACTGCTTCGTAAACCAGAGACTCAAATAAAAGAATTTTCTGAACTGAAGAAAAATGACTTGACAAAATGGTACTCAGCCGTTAAGAGTAAGAGTGGACCTGTGCGTGCACGACTGACTCCTACTACATTAATTTTGAAAGTGTTTTAATGAACGATAATAGCGATAATGTCACCTACCTGAAGACGAATGTGATTAAAGATATTGACAAAGAATCTCTAAGTTATTTCCTCCAAGGTGCCACAGAATATGCAGCATATCAGGATGCCGAGGCATTTGCGCAGGCCTGTTTGCGTGGTATTCTTATGGCGACAGAGAAAAAGATTGGTCTGCGCGACGAGAACTTTCATTCCGACGCTGCTGTTATCGCCGTTATGATTACTGGTTTATACATGCGTCAGGCAGGAGTTGAGTGTCCTGAGATTAATATGCTTAATGATGTTC